TCCAGCAACCTTTTGTTGATACTGAAGCACTGTACCATTAGCATTTCTGGCAATTTGAATTGTCTTTGGTGCTAAGCAGAAGTAACCACCTACAGGTTGTGCTCCTGCAATGCCTTGAACATTCAAGCCTGGGATATTTACTGCTTGTTTTAAACGGGCCTTGATAATAAATGTGTTGGCAAACTTGAGGAGATTGTCGGCTATCTCTTTTAAGAAGGCATTGGTTGTAACATCTGTGGCTTCTTCCATTACGGCGAGGCGTGTTTTAATATACTGTAAGCTGTTTTCGTTTTTACCCTTGAGTTGCCATCCTGCCTTGAAGATTAAGTCGAGGTATTTGTCAATTGCCTGTCTGATATAGGATTCTGTATCATAGGCAGTTTCGATTGTTTCGAGGTTAAAGGAGGGAGACTCGAAGTTCTTTCGAGCGCTTCCCCCGCTTCCACTCTTAACAAATGCATAACCTACTCTTTTTATTGCTGTCCGTTCGGGGTCTCTAGACGTTGCTTCTTGTTTTGGTTCTTCAACCTTAACGAAGAAGAGGTCAAATATTTGCTTTCGCAATCTCTCAAACATCCACGTCTTCCCCTTATAATTATATTCTATTTGTTTTCAATGCGTGCGCCTTTTTTTAAATTACATTCTGGACAAGATAATTCTAGATTGTTTAAATCCCACTCGTCTCCTCCAGCTGCAATAGGAATAATGTGATCAACATGAAAACTATTCAACGGTACTGGCTTGCCGCACTTCATACATATTCCACCGTCGCGCTCAAAGATAACGCGGCGAACTCTTTGCCAGTCAGTTTGCATAAAGAAGTCTCGAACACAGCGCTGGTCACAGAAGGAAGTCCTTCTTCCTACCAAGACCTTTCCGCACACCCTACACAGGTGTTGTCCTTCAGAATTCTTTTTTCTAGGAAAACGCTTATAGTTTCCTCTGCCGTGTCTATCCATGTTAGTTAAACATAGCGGCGATATAATCCAGGGCCTCTTCGATACTGTTCATGAATTTTGTAACATGATAATTAATCCAGATATCGTTTTTGCCCCACTCGCCTACAAACAAGATAATCTTTTCTCTTGCATGGGCATACTCGATTTCCATCGCAGTGCCGTTAGATGTGCATTTTTCAGGCCAATAAACCAAAGTAACCTCAGCACAAGCTATATCATTTTTATCTCTTAGAACAATCTCGGCTGGTGTGTACGTCCCACGGTCTTTTTCAAGCTTTCCCCTAAGAGGATTCAATGCTTTAATACCGCGTTGTGCTAAAAATTGGGTAGCGGCTTCCCGCCATACGTTTGCCTCTGCAATTGTCATGGAGCCAATCGGCCCCGCTAAATAAACCTCCATGATACCTCCATTTATACTGTTGCTGACATATTTTTAATTGTTCCATCTAGTGATACTTTTACTAGCCCCGTAACACTAGGTGTAAGCAATTTTTCTTCAGCATACATATCAAAGTAGTTAACCAATGAGCCTCCTACTACGTAAAGTCTTCGTCTTTTAACAACTTTGTCGCCTTCTAGTTCGCAAATACTCTCATCGTAGCTCATCCTTCTATGAGTATGACCAGAGAAGTACAGATCGGCAACTGCTACCTTACCAGCTTTAGATGCTGCATTGGCCGCTCCACCTGGAGTGGATCCTCCTCCTACTCCGTGGTGAAACATTACATGATATTCAATGTCATTTACATTGATACTAAGAAATCCTGAATATCCACAATATGGAATGTCGAGATCATAACAAATTTCTTTCATCGGATCATCATCGGCAAATCGGGCAAGCCGTGCCTCATGATTACCAGATATCCCACCTAAGATTTTACCTGCACAAGCAAGTGGTCTTAGTTTATTTGTTAGTGAACGACGTTGTTGCCCAACGTGCTCCTTTTCTTCATAGGCTGCCTTACCAACAGAATCTCTTGTGGCAACTTCACAGGAGTCTCCGCCTAGAAATGTATAGCAGTCTTCTGTGTCAAGTATGTACTCAAGGTACGAATCCAGGAGTTGTGTATCGCTGCCCTTGAGACCGTGATGGATATCGTATAGCGGAACTATGGTAATGAATCCTGATTGTGGCGTAAAGTTGTAAACTAAAGCGCTTTTTGTTTCAACGCTTTGTGATGCAATTTTTGCGAATCTTTCATTCTTGGCCAATACTTCAAACTTTGCAAGTTCAGCAAGAACCTTATCAATCTTTTCTTCAATCTTCGCTGATTTCACCGTATTGCCTCCAGTTTAGTGAATCGACCACAGGTTCTAGGGCTTGTTCGGACTCTTCAGCAATAACCTCTGAAGCATCGAGAAGACCAGTATTGTCATCATCCCAATCGAGTTTTTCTTTCACTCGATCTACATATGACTGGATGTTATCCAACGAATTAAAGAATGTTTGATCTTGAACTGCCGCTAAGCCTATTTCGATAATATCTAATGCTCTATAGATGGCTTCGGCCCAAGCTTTTTTCTCTGCATTGGACAACTTCTCGTTGACTGCATCTGTCCTAGACTTGGTGATTTTGTAATAATCTAAAATAAAGTCTTGAAATTTATCTTCGATGTTATTTGCTACATCAATTATTGTATTCGCAAGACGGTCAACAGCTTGTGAAATAGGAATATATTTTTTTCTTTTTATTACTTTGCCTCTATCATTTGTGTAGCTATCATCGACAACTTTATACGGGATAAGCTTTGTACTCTCGCTTAGTTTGTCAAGCCACTTTAGAGGTGGCGCTATCATATTGACTTTCATTTCGGCAAAGAACGAAATTAACTGATTTGTGATTTGTTTAATAACTGGAGAGATAATGGTTAATATAAGATCTGTTAGCTTTATAGATCTCATAGTTGACAGAGAATTTGCTACAGATACTATCTTCTTAATCTTTGTTATGTTTTCTCTTATCTCTCTGATATTGGCATTAGGATCATCTTGGGCGTTTACGGTTAAAACAGCGCTAACAAG